CTAACAACACCTTTTTCCACAATCTTTTCTTCGCTTGCATATTTATATAAGGTTATGTACATCTGTTGCACTATATCCTCTGCATAATCATACTCACCAAAAGAATGTACTATTTTAATCCATTCGTTATGTCGTTTGGCAACTCTTTCGAGCCATTTTGATTCGTCCATATTACGTTAATACTTATTATTCCTAAAAGACATTGTAAAGTATATTCCGTAATTTCCTTATTGTTTTCTATAAATGTTTCGTTGTGTACTAATGCACCAATAACAAATCCCTTAATAGGACTTATAATAATATCTGCCTCAACTATAATTCCAATGATAACAAATATTAACCCTATTAACATTAGCATAAAAAATACTGGTACAAAGGGGTGCGTAAATAAAAGTTCTGCGTTCAAAATTCTATATTTAAAGGTTTTTCGTATAAAATATCTTTGCCCTGAAATTCAAAGCCTACGTTGTTCTTTGACATCCGCAAAGAAATTGGATTTTCATAACTTGAACATTTACCGCCAGTTTCTGTTTCTTTAATTTTTAGAACATAAATCTGACTGTACATCCATAGTGTGCTATGACTTGTCATTCTATGTATTGCTATTACGTCATCTGCACGGTTACCGAATGCTCCGCCTCCTTCAACATCTGCCATATTTAATGGTTTTACCATACCTTCATACTCGTGTCCTGATGGATAAACTTTTCGCATCGCCTCTGTTACTCCGTGACAATTTATCCATATAGCTATTTTTTGTTCTCTACTAAATAGTCTTAGTTGTGTCAGGCAAAAGTAATTGTATTCGTACCCATTATATTGCTTTGCAAGTATAGAATCTCTTGTTAATGAATTATAAGGGTCAATTAATAATCCTTGATAATCCCAAGCATCCTTAATTGCCTTTGCCTCTTTAAGCAACTCTATATATGTGTAGTTTTTTTTAACATCTATAACTTTAAAATGTGCGTCTATCCATTGCATTGCCTTATCTATATTTTCATCTGTTGCTTTTTGTATTGGTTCTTGCATCTTAAACTCTATGATTTTTCTTACAATACTTGATGGCGTATTTTCACTACTAAAAATTAAAAACCTTAATTTATGTTTTATTGCCCATACGGTAAATAAATATACTAAAACAGTAGTTTTACCAACATTACTATGACCAATTGCTAAGTTTAACGACCCTTCTGTGTATTTAAATCTTAAATATTCATCTATATCAGGTATACCTATTTTTAGTCCTTCTTTTACCCTGCCGTACTTAATGTCAAGTATTTTGTCTTTTATTGTTTTGCTTTGTGCTATCATCTTATTTCATTATTACCTAAACCATATTTAAGTTTTTCCTTTTTAGTGTTTCTTCTTTCGGGTGTATATTCGTACCCTAATATAGGGTTAATATTGTAATTCCAAAAGTCTTTAGGAAATTTATCTCCTTCTTTAAGTTTTTTAAGCATAAAAAAAAAGGGGGCAGTTGCCCCCCTATTGTTAAAATGGTAAATCAGTTTCAAGTTCTCTCGCTGGGTTTTGCTGTGCGTTGGTTACTTCGTTTTTTACTACCGTTGCAACGCTCCATCCTACAATGTTATTATAGTACTTGCCATTGTATTCATTACCCCTAAGGTTAATATTTACAGATACCTTTTCTCCTACCTTGTGCTTTTTGAGTATGTCCACGTTTTTATTCATAAACTCTACAGCAATGTTTTGAGGGTATTTGGTATCTTCGTCTATTGTAAGCACCATCTGTTGTTTAGTTAGCTTGTCGCTAATCGTTACAGGTTCGTTTATTAGTTTAATAGTTCCTTGTAAATTCATTATAATTTATTTAATTCTGATTCAACCTCTTTTGAAACCTTGTATTTGTTTCTAATCTGCTTAACTGTTCCACCCTGCTTTATGTATTCAATCATACTATTAAAATCAGGAGTGTTTTTGTTTAGCCACTTTTTCTCATTGTCGGGTGTTATAGGTAAATCAGCTACTGAATTACTTTGTCCACCTACTACCCAATCTGCAAACTGTTGCGCAGTACTTAACACTTTTTCAGGTGTCTTGCTTTCCTCCTTTTGCCAAAATACATTAGCATTAGTAAGTGCATTTTGCTTAATAATGTAAAGTTGTGTCTTGTCCATAACTAATACCGTTTTGAATTGCTAATTGTTTATTAAGTTTTTCGTTTTCTTCTCGCAGTTCCAAGACCTCGCCCTGAAGTTCTGCTACTTTATAATTTATCATATTGCTAAGATAGTAATTTTTTTTTAAATAAAAAAAGGGGCAACTAAAAGCTACCCCTTAAACAAAACAATAAAACAATTAAAATTACAGAAAAGGTTTTAATTTAGTAGTGTACTCGTCAATCATTTCTTCTAAGTCTGTAGTACTAAATTTTACAGTTTCTTTACTTTTCAAATATAATTCATTACTTAACTCCGAACCAAGAAAAAGTGAATATTTATATATATTACCTGCTAACATACGGTTGCAGTATCTACATTGTGGATGTACATTACGTTCATCGTATCTCACACTCATATACCTCCTGCTCATAAAGTGTCCTGCATCTATTTGGTCTTTGCACCAATATGCTTGTTTTCCGCAAGTAACACAGGTACACATACCTCTACTGTCTGCATTACTTAGCCTTATATACTTACTAAATACTACATCCAACTTTTTTATAAGTTTACTTCGTGTTGGTTTTTTAGCAGTCTTAGGCATAGTTTTACGCATCCATTGCTTGTACTAAACTCTTACCCAATGATTCGTCTATACTTTGTATCATACGGTAAATATACTTACTATCAGACTTTACTTTTTTTTTCTCACATACAAGACTATTTATACCTAAATTCGTATATTGGTTTGCATCTAATTGTAAAAGTAAATCTGTACGTTCTTTTACAGAAATTGCAAAATCTTTAGCAATCTTTTCAGCTAATTGTCTAATAGTAGTATCTTCCATAGTATTAAGTATATATTAATTAGTTAAACATTATATCCCACTAACCCACCAAAGGTAGTCTTTTTTTTTGACAAAGTAAATAGCTGTTCATAATTAATGATAATTATTTACCCTGTCCTTTATATTTCTTGCTGTAAAGTTTACTTGATTTTAGGCTACTTGTTTTGCTTTTAGCGTGTATGCCCTTACGCTTTTGTTTAGGCTTCTTGTAGTAATTACTTGTTATTTGTTTAGCCATTACCTTGTTTTGTCTTTTAGTTTCTCAAAAGTTCTTAAACCACCCAAACCTAACATACCTAAAAGAACTGTAAATAAAGGTTCTGTATCCAAAATAGGAAACTCAACACTCGGATATATAGTTCTAATAATTGGAAAGGCAAGAAAATGATAGCCAAATGCAAGACTTGATATCCAACCGACAGAAGGACGCCAGCCAGCAACAAATAAACTACGATGCTGCGCTTCTGCTTCATTTATTTTTGTTTGTAATTCTATTAATTCTTTAGGGTCTAATTCTTTGCCCTTAATAGCTTCTCTTATTTCCCAAGCTAAACTACCAACGGCAGATTTATTTCCGTTATTACCCTTTAAAATACCTAATAAAAATTTAAACATAACGTATTACCAACTGTATTAGTATGTCCAAATAACGTTTTGTGATTTACTTTCGTCTGAATCAACGTGTATGAAGGTGTCAGCAATACCAATCCTATTAAATCCTGCTTTAATAAGGGAATCAAGTATAATCCATCTTTCTCTCGAACCCTTGCAGGATATATCCGCTGCTTTGCCTTTAAGGTGGCTTGAGTTGGGTTTTCCTTTAACAAGTTCGTTTCTTTCTTTCGTTCTATACCCTGAGTTGATTTTAAACGGTATTTGTGCGATATGACGAGCATTGTCAAGCATTGTAAGGAAATCACTATCCATATTAATGCCACTACCTTTAAAATCAGGACTGTCAAATTCTTCAAGTTTAAAGTATTTTAATTCCATATTATTCGCAATCTTCTAAAGACTTAACTTTTAGTTTTAGGTCATCAACCTCAAAGTTATGCTTTTCTATTGTTTTTTCTAAATATATCAATCTTAGATTTTGCTCTGCATCATCAGGTAAGCTTCCCATCTCGCCTCTTGGCCATTTAATCCTAAACTCACTATTCATTTTTAACTCGGCTTCCATACGCATTACCGAGACTTCTAAGGCTTGTATTTGAGACATTAAAGTAAAATACACACCAGCGATAGAAAACAACCCCATAGCGATTCCTACAAGCGTTTTAACGTCTATTTGTAGGTCTCCTTTTCCATCTCCATCGATGTCGATTTGTGCCATTACTTTTTAAGGGCTTTAATTATTTGAATTACCGTAAAAGTTAAAGTAGCTAAAAGCACTAAGAATTGTATAGCAGGATTAATCTCGCTAAAACTAAATGCCAATGCTCCTATATTTAATCCGTATATTCCAAATATCTTCAAATCTTCCATCTTATTTTCATTTTACTCTATTTTTGAAAATATAACATTCATTAGAAATTAGCTTCATTTTCTGTTAGTGATGCTGTAAACGCACCATCTAAATATGAAAAGTTAAAAGGTGGTTCCAACATATCTGCGTGGTCTAAAACCTCAAATTCACTAAATCGAGTACTCGTTTCAGAAGCGTGCGTAACAATTACATCAGATGGTACAAAACTAACTTCTAAACCGCCATATCCTCCATTTGGATTTCCATTACTCCAAACTATTTCATTATCACTTAAACCATCTCTACGACCCCACCAAATACGCTTTTCATCTACATTTACCGCCATACAAACAATATCACCATCTCCAAGAGAAAGGTTTGTAAATCCGCTTTGTGAAACATTACCTAAATACATTATACTTCCTCTTGAATATAAAGTAGCGCCATAATTAGCATCTATTGGATTTTTTGAAACATAAGGCGAAACGTTATAATCTGTATTTGTACTTCTATTAAAAACACCAAAGCCATCTTGTCCACTTGTGCCAACTAATTTTATTTCTAAATAATACTTACCA